TGGTATCTGTGGTGCGGTAAGCTGTCGCCGTTGTTCGGCCGCAGCGCCATGACCACCTTTGAGCGGCTGTATATTGCCGACCCCGCCACCCATGAGGAAGTCAAGGACCCCTATTATACATGGTATAATAAAAACAGATGAAGCGGGAACCCTTGATTTTTCAGGGGTTCCCGCCTTTTTTGTTACTACCGTGTTAATAGTTCAGTGTTCAGCGGCCCCAAATGTTCACCGCCCTGAACCCTATTTGATAAGTTCCACCGTGGCCTTCAGTTCATCCAAAGTCTTGTGATTATAGACCCGGTTCCCTGTGTCCTTGGACACATGACCCATGAGAAGATCAATACACTTCCGGTTTGCCCCGGCGCTGTCCAGTTGGGTTTCAAAGGTGTGGCGGCATTCATGCGGGGTGTGTTTCATTTCAAGAGCCTTCATAATGTCCGCCCAAAAAATCCGGTATTGGGTTTGGTTGCAAACCCGCCCATTGTAGCTGATCAGCCGGGGGCCACCTTCGGCAAGACGGGCTTCAACCAAGGGCCTGATTTTGGAATGAATGGGAACCACCCGATCTTTCCCCGCCTTGGTTTTGGTTCCGCCCTTCATCGTCCCGGCCTGAAGGTTTATATCTTCCGGCTTCAAGTTCAGAAGTTCGCTGATCCGCCACCCGGAATAAAGCAGGATCAGAACTGTGTCAACCCAAGGTTCTTTCTGATGTTCCCAAACCCTCTTGATTTCGTCTTTGCTAAAGGGAAGGCGGCTGGTGGGCGGAATGGGATCAGAAGTCAGCAAGTCAGAGAAGCACCGGTTGATTATGTCCATTTCCAAGGCGAACCTGTCAAGATGGCCCCAAAGGTTCTTGATTGCCGCTTGGGTACTGTACCCCTTCCCGCAACCGTCAATGGTTTCTTGCATTTGGTATGACCGGATTTGTTTATAGGGCTTTTCCCATAACGCTGAACAATGTTTGAACGCTGAACACAAAGATGAACGGTTGGATTCCCCCAGCTTGGGGGCCTTCTTTTCTTTCCAGAGTTCAAACAGTTCCTTCATGGTGATCTTGGCCCGGTCAACATCCCAAGGATCACGGTTGTATTCTGCCAAGAGCATATTTCCGGCTTCACGGGTTTCTGTATAGCCCACAATATCATAGATGGGATGGCCCTTGTCATTCCACCCAATGACCTTCTTCACTATGTATGGGCGGCGGCGATTGCCTGACAGCTTTGCAACTGTCCCATACCCATTAGGATTCCGCATTATATCACCTGTCCTTTCGTGGAAAATGGGTATGGCAAAGCCAACCCCAGTGTGATATAATGTTCAATGGAGGTTGAAACATTAACTTCAAAAGGGGTTTGTTTCGCCTGACCGCTTTCCGGTGTGCCACCACCGGGGGCGGTCTTTTTTTTTGTCTATCTGTGGTGATCTGTTTCAGGGAAAAGCATTGACTTATCAAGGTTTTTTCAAAGTCTTACCACAGACCACAGATGATGCAATAACTTATAAAGAAAAAAGAAAAAATAATATAAGAAAAGAAAATATAGGGATGTAAAAATGATCTGTTGTATGTGTGGTATCTGTCACTTCACACTTTTGGTTTTATATAAAGTCTGAAAGAATTTCCTTCCTTTTCCCGAAATACTATTTTTTCTTTTACCAAGTTCTGAACCACCTGTATAGCGGCTTGTTTATATTCAGGATCAAAATGAGAATATAGGGATTTTTGCAAAATTCCCGGTTCACCTTGGATAAGTTGAAGAATGGTTCTTCTTACATAGCTTCCGTTTACAAGCAAAAATTCTGTTGCGGCTTTTTTCTTTTCGATTTTATCTTGAACAGCTTCATAGTTGTTTAGAAAATTATAATATTCTTGTTCAATCCGTTCAATTAAATTGAAATCCCGTTGATTAGAATTGAAACAGTGACAGTAATAATCTTCAAACCATATCTTCCCGGCTTCTGATTGATTACAAAACCGCTTTAATTCCGTGATTGCTTGCATGGTAATATCAAACGCTTTTTTATATTCTTGAATATCACCATAATCTGATACTTTGGGAGCAACAATTAAATGATTGAGCGGTTCCAAAATCCTTCGGTTTTTCATATAGAATTGGGCGGATATTGCTTCACGGTCAACTTCTGTTAGATCAGGTTCAGCCGGTGCAATACTGGTTTTGCTTTGAAATCGTCTTACCAAAGGGAATTTCATGCTGTCCCCCCCTTTACTTAACATCACTTTGGAAAGCAACGGCCTTTCCAAGAATGATAATATGATCCAGTTGTTCCCCGGTGTAGATCAGATCTTCATAATCAGGATTTTCAGCCTTCAGGATCAACAAGTTTTTTTCGGGATAGTAATTGACCCGCTTCAGGGTTGCTTCATCATCAATGACCACGGCGGCAATTTCCCCATTATCAACCATGCTTTGCTTTCTGATGAAAACAATATCACCATCATAAATTCTGGCCCGGATCATGCTATCACCTTTTGCTCGTAAACAGAAATCAGCTTCAATTTCTGCCCCAGCTTCAACATACAATTCAATTTCTTCATTGGCGGTGATAGGCTTTCCACAAGCGATTGTCCCAATTAAAGGGTATCTTTTTCTTTCAATCGGGAATAGGTTTTCAAACTTCACTTGGGAACGGAGAATATCAAGATCAATGGAATTATCAATATCTTCCAACCATGCAGATTTACTTCTATGATCAGACTTTCCAAGCAAATAATCCATGTCAACATTGAAATAATCTGCAATGGCTTCCAATGTTTCCAAACTTGGTTCCCGTTCTCCCCGTTCATACATATTGATACTACTTTTTGAGGTTCCAAGTTGTTTGGCAAAATCTTGTTGCGATAAGCCGGATTCCCGGCGTAGAAGTTTTAAGCGTTCATTGAACTTCGCCATTAGTAACACCCCTTTCACCTCTATTATACACATTTCGTGCACTTCGTCAATCTGCTATTGTGCACAAAATGTGGCCTTTTTATTTGTGCACAATTTGTGCCCGAAAGTTATTGACAGTTGAGCACAAATGGTGTACTATAATGGCAGACGAGCACAAAAGGTGCACGAACAAAGAAAGGAAGTGAAAGCATGATCCAGAAGGAAACCACGGGAACGATCCTTCGCAAGTTGCGTGGGGATCGTACCCAAGAAGAAATTGCCGCCGCTCTTGGTATCACGAAATCTTCTTGGGCCATGTATGAACGGGATGAAAGGGTTCCCCGTGATGAAGTCAAAATTCGGATTGCCAAGTTTTTTGGTAAAAGCGTGGAAGAACTTTTTTATACCCAAATCGAGCACTATATGTGCTCTTGATTGGAGGAACGAGCCATGAATGAAGTAAGCCTGAAGCCGGTGATTGCAGAACTTGAAGATTTATTTTCAAAGTTCAACGCCCGGTTCTTTGCTGACAAGCTGGAAAAGCCCGTGATTACCGTTTCCCCGGATCATACCCGTGGGGCCTATGGATGGTGTACCGGCTGGAAGGCTTGGAAAGCTGGCGAGGATGAAGGCCACTATGAAATCAATCTGTGTGCCGAATACCTGAACCGGCCCTTTGAAGAAACCTGTGGAACCTTGCTTCACGAAATGGTTCACCTTTAAAATCTTCAGGATGGTGTTCAGGACACTTCCCGTTCTGGCCTGTACCACAACAAGAAGTTCCGGGAAACCGCTGAAGCCCACGGCCTGACGGTGGAAAAAGGCGATAAGTACGGATGGCACAAAACAGCCTTGAACCCGGAAGCCCTTGAATTTGTTCAGAGCCTTGGGAAATCTGGTTTTTCCCTTGTTCGGCCAAGGATCACCGGCCTGAAGGGTTCCAGCAAGAAGAACACTTCCCGGAAGTATGTTTGCCCCTGTTGCGGGGCTATTATCCGGGCCACCAAAGAAGTTCATGTGATCTGCGCTGACTGTGATTGTGAATTTCAGGAGGAAATCTAAATGAATGTGAAGCTGACCAAGCGGAAGGCTTGGGAACTGATCAGCCGGATTCACCCCCGGCTGAATATCAAGCAGGAAGCCACCCCGTCTGATGTGGCAATCTTCAAGGCTTCCACCGGCCCGGAGGGGCTGGAAATCCGGTGTGAAAACGACTGGTTCAACCACAATGGCCGGATCAAACTGACCATTGCCAATGTGGATGGTGGAACCCCCATTGTCCGCTATTACCACCCCGACACCTTGAACCGGGATTATGTGGCGGAAGATGCCGAAAAGGAAGATGAAGCCAAGCAAGCCCGAAAAGATTGGGTTCAGACCCTTGGGCCGGAACTGGCCCACAAGCTGGTTGATCAGTATTGGGAGGGTTGAAGATGTATGCACCTAATACCCCCCCCAACCTGAATATTGGGTTCTGTCCCTTTCAGGCGGCAAAGATTCCACGGCCCTTGGCCTTGAATGGCTGAAGCGCCACCAGCAAGACCCGGTTACATATCCCCTTCATGAAGTCATTTATTGTGACACTGGAATGGAGTTTCCCGCAATGGTTGAGCATATCAACCGCCTTGAACAGATTTTCACCGGAGCCGGGATTAAGTTCACACGGCTGAAGCATGAAAAATCTTTTGAATATTTCATGTTTGAGTATCAACCAAAGCGGAGCAACCCTGCTTTGAAGGATAAATCCGGTTGGAGTTGGCCGGGGCCAAGGGTGAGATGGTGTACCAAGGAACTGAAAACCAGAGTGATCAATAAGTATTTGGAAGATTTACGGAGCCAATACAGCATTATTCAGCTTATCGGCCTTGCCGCTGATGAACAGGCCCGATTAAAACGGGAACATAACCAGAACCCGGAACACCGTCACCCATTGGCGGAATGGGGTTGGACTGAAGCGGATTGCCTGAAGTATTGCTATGAAGCCGGGTTTGATTGGGGCGGCTTGTATGAAGTCTTTCACCGGGTTTCCTGTTGGTGTTGTCCCCTTCAGAGCCTTGATGAATTGCGAAAGCTACGAAAGAATTTTCCTGATCTGTGGGCAAGGTTGCTGGATATGGAACACCGCACTTGGAGAACCTTCCGGGCGGATTATACGGTTGACCAACTGGAAATCCGCTTTGCTTTTGAGGAAGAACGGTTGGCCGCTGGCCTTCCAATCAACCGAACCCGTGAATTTATGTCAGCACTTCGGAAACGGCTTGAAGAAGCAGGTTTCCCGCAAAAAAAAAACAAATAGGAGGTTATAAGCGTGAACACTTTTGCAGAGCGTTTGAAGTACGCAATGGAACAGGCCGACATGAGCCAATCCGCCCTTTCCGAGAAGGCCGGGGCTTCCAAGGCCGCAATCAGTCAGTATCTTTCCGGGAAGAACACCCCCAGCGTGAACAAGATCAAGGCGCTGGCTGATGCTACTGGCGTTACCTTTGATTTTCTGATGGGCTATGGAGCCGCCCCGGTGAAGGATGCCCCGCCCCCGGTGAAGAAGATCAGCGTGAAGGAAGCGGCCCGGTGCATGGGGAAATCTGATCAGTTTGTGCGGATCGGCCTTCAGCGTGGGCTTCTTCCCTTTGGGAATGCGGTTCCCGGCACCGGGAACAACTGGAATTACTATATTAACCCCACCAAGTTCAAGGAGTATGTGGGCGCTGAAGTGTTTAACAACTTCTTTGGCTTGACTGCCTGACGATTGGGGGGGGGGAATGAGTGAAACCGGCAAAGAATGAAGTGGGCGGCGGTGTGCGGTTGCCTAAATCGTTCTATGAACGCCCCCTTACCCCGAAAGAAGCCCAATTCGCCACGGACAACATCAATATTGTTTGGTGGTACTTGGATCAACAGGGCCTTGACCGGGCGGAATGGTTTGATGTGGTGATCTTCCGGTATCTGATCAGTGTGAAACGGTGGTTTGCCCTTCCTGATCTTCAGAAAGTGAAGTTTGTCACTGTGGCCTGTAATGCCATGCGGTCAGCCATTGGAAATGAGCGGCGCAAGAGGGCCAAAGAACCCCAAGCCGTCAGCCTGTATGATCCTATCCCCGGAACTGAAGATTTGCTATTTATCGACACGATAGCGGCCCCGGAAATTTTGTAAGAAGGTGAAGTAATGGAAATCAAATACAATGTTCAGGCCCCGCCCAAGGGCAGTTTCAATGGCGGTGTTAAGAGTGAGGAAGTCAAAGCCATTGAAGATTTTCTGACCAGCGGCAACGCAAAGAATATGTGTTTCGAGTATGACACGCCCCAAGCGGCCAAAAGTAAACTTTCCACCATTTCCAGCCATAGGAAGAAGTGGAATGTGCAGATGTATTCCAAGAAGTATGATGCCTACCGTGTGAAGAACTGTATCTATATTGTCCGGCTGACCGGAAAGAAAGGATGATCAAGATGTTGAATATTGGAATGGCCGTGAAGGTGCTTCCCAATGCCGAGTATGGCGGCAAATATACCGGCTGTGTCGGTGTGGTTCGCAATTACTATTCCAGCAAGAAGAAGGCTGGCGTGGAGTTGGAGCAGATTCAGAATGACGCAAGTTCCAAGGGCCTGTTCTGGTTTTCGGAAGATAAGCTGGCCCCGGCTGATGCCCCCTATGTTCCCGATTTTTGGGGAAGCCTGAATGAGAGCCTTTCTAAAATTGTTGCCCCGTCCCGGAATTTCCGGTGCAGTTTCGGCCTTCATCATACCGGGGTTCCCCCTGTGAAGAAGGTTATCTTCAGCGGCCCGAAAACTATTGTTCTGTGGGCGGATGGCACTAAAACCATTGTTTCCTGTGGTGCTGGTGATACATACGACTACTACGCCGGGTTCTGTGCCGCCGTGGTGAAGAAGCTGTTTGGTTCTACCACCCACGCCAAGAAGGTTTTGGGTGAAGTGGTTCAGGTTCAATGATCACACTGTTTCAGCACCAACAAAAGGCCCTTGACCTGACAGAAGGCCACAACCGATGCGCCTATTACCTTGATATGGGCCTTGGGAAAACCTTTGTTGGTTCAGAGAAAATGAAGGAACTGAACACCCGGATCAATCTTGTGGTGTGTCAGTGTTCAAAGGTTTCAGATTGGATTGAACATTTTCAAGCCTACTACACCCGGAACTGTGTCTTTGATCTGACCAACCCCAAAACCTTCAAATGGTTCATGGAACAGGTTCGGTGTGAAGTTCCAACCCTGAGGATTGGCGTGATTAACTATGAACTGACCTTCAGGCGGAAGATTCTGAAAACCCTTTCCGGGTTTACGCTGATGCTTGATGAAAGTTCCCTGATTCAGAATGAGAATGCCAAGCGGTCAAAGTTCATTCTTGGCCTGAAGCCTGACAATGTGATCCTTCTTTCCGGCACCCCCACCGGGGGCAAATATGAAAAGCTGTGGAGCCAATGCCGCCTTTTGGGATGGAACATATCAAAGGAACTGTTTTGGAAGCAGTACATTGAAACGGAATGGGTTGAAGAAGATGGTTTTTGGCGGCAGAAAATCACCGGTTACAAGAATGTTGACCGGCTGAAAAAGAAGCTGGCCGAATATGGGGCCGTGTTTATGACCACCGCTGATGCCGGGATTGACCTTCCCGAAAAGACCATGATCCCGGTGAAAATGCCCCCGGCAAAGGAATATTGGAAGTTCTGGCGGGAACGGGTGGTGAGTATCAACACCACCACGCTTCAGGAATTTGAATTTGATTCAGATTTTTGGGGTTCCAATGAAGATGCCGAAAGGGAATTGATTGGTGATACCAGTTTAACCCGCCGCCTGTATGCCCGTCAGCTTTGCGGCCTGTATAACCCCCACCGTTACAAAGCCTTTAGGGAGTTGGTGGAGAGTACGGAAGATCGCCTGATTGTGTTCTATAACTTCACGGAAGAAATGGAGCGGATGAAGGGGATTGTAAAAGCCATGAACCGGCCTGTTTCCATCCTATCCGGTGAAGTGAAGGATTTAGGCGCTTACAACTTCCATTCCAATTCTGTGACCTTCATTCAGTATCAGGCCGGGGCAATGGGCGGCAACTTCCAAAAAGCCAACAAGATCATTTATTTCAGCCTTCCCCAAGGTTGGGAACTGTGGGAGCAATCCCAAAAGAGAATTCACCGGATCGGTCAAAATCGCCCTTGCTTCTATTACTGGATGATCTGTCCGGGAACGGTGGAAGAAGATATTTATTCCACCCTTCAAATGAGAAAGGACTATAACGATGAACTGTTCAGAAAATACGAGGAAGGCCACCCAGAGGGCTAAACGGAACCAATGGTTCCGCAGAATGTTCACCGTGGCCCTTCTGATGGGGCTGGTGGTTGGTTTCTTCCTTGGCCGGTTCACGGCCCATGCCTTCGGCAGAACTACGGCAGAGCCGGACACCGAGCCTTCCCAAACGGTTGACATTCAGCCCACCCAAACTGTGATCCCCACCCCGGAAGTTTCTTTGGAGCCTGTGGAGCCGGAACCAGTGTATTTGGGAGAATTCAGGGTAACGGCTTACTGTGCCTGTGAAATCTGCTGTGGGCAATGGGCAGAGAACCGCCCTAATGGGATTGTGTACGGGGCTTCCGGTGAACCGCTGGTTGCTGGTGTTTCCTGTGCTTCTCCGTTGCCCTTCGGAACTGTCTTGGAGGTTGAAGGGGTTGGAACCTACATAGTACAGGACAGAACCGCTTCATGGGTGGTGGACAAGTACGGGGAAAACCTTGTGGATATTTACTTTGACGATCACCAAGCCGCCCTTGAATTTGGGCTTCAATATCACGATGAATATCACGATGTTTACATGAAAGAAGGTGCAGACAATGACCAAATGTGAAAACCCGTGTCCCTTTAGCAAGTTTGATGGGTGTTGCAATTTCTGCCCGGATCGGGCTTCCTGTGCTGATGGTTGCCCGGAAAACCCGGAGAAATGCGGACAAGCCAAGTTCGATGAAGAAGCAGGGCTTCAGGCTTTCCAGCAATCCCAGCTTGCCACCCTGAACGCTATTGCTTCGCTGACTGTCCACAAGAAGGCCATTGAAGAACAGGAAAAGGCCATGAAAGCGGCCCTGTATGATGCCATGATGAAGTTTGGAGTGAAGAAGTTTGAAAGTGATGTGCTGAACCTGACCTTGGTTGCACCAAGCAATTCCACCACTATTGATTCCGCCAAGCTGAAGAAAAAATATCCCGCTATTGCGGCGGAATGCTCCAAACCTAATCCCAAGGCCGGTTATGTGAAAATCACCCTGAAGGATGGTGGCAAGTAATGCAAAAGCAGATTGATATTTGCTCCACCTGTATTCACGATGAACCCGGTTATTGTTCTGTGATTGGCACCATTCCCCATTGTTGTTCCCGTCACTGGCATTGCGAGCCGGGAAAGGCGGCTAAAGATTATGTTCCCAAGCCGGAAGGCGGTGAACCCAATGCCAAGGGATGAATTTTGGGACGCCTTGAAGGAACACGCCCGACAAAACCACAAAGACCGGGTTTCCAAGAACCCTGACCGGATCGCCTATGCTATCCAGCAGTTTGAAACCCACGGGATTGAATACCAGTTGAAGAACCCGCAGACCGGCCACTTTCATTGCTGGCGGAAGTCTGATGATCAACTGTTTCAGTTCTACGCTGGCACCGGAAAAATTCAGGGCCTTCAAACCCGTGGGATTCACAACCTGATCAAGATTTTGGAGGGGTGAGCCGATGGAAGATGAAATCAGGAAGATGTTTCCCCCTGAAGGAAAGCGCCGCCACCAGTATTGCCGATTGGAGCGCAACGGGAAGGAAATGTGGCTTGACTTAACCGCTTTGCGCCTTTGCAATTCCAATGAAAGCGCCCCTGTTTACACGCTGGATGGTGAAAAACTGGTGTTTGATCATTTTGAACGGGCCGGGGCGCTTCACCAAGAAGGGGTGTATTGATGGCCGGTGAAAAGAACTTTGAAAACCGCCTGAAACGCTGGTTGGAAAGTGAAGGGATTTATCCGTTGGGGCACCCAAAAGACCAAATGCCCGTTGCCCCCTGTGGGTATTGGGAAAAGCGTTGGGGCGGCGGAAGGTATGTGAAAAGTGGCCTTCCTGATATGCAGGTTGTTGTGAATGGGATAGCCTTTGAAGTGGAACTGAAGGCCACCAACGGCACCCCTTCAGAACTTCAAAAGCGCAATATCCGCCAAATCAATAACAGCGGCGGAATAGCAATGGTGCTTTACCCGGAAGGGTTTAACACATTCAAAGCCATGATAAAGGGGGTGAAATCGTGTCCACAAGATGTTCCCATAGTCGGGTTGAGAGTTTCAACCGTTGCCCTTTCAAATACCGGTTGCGATATATTGAGGGATTAGACACCATCCCGAACACAGAGCCGGACAACGCTTTGATTTTGGGAACGGCCCTTCACACTGGAATTGAAGAAGGCATTGATCAGGCTTTGGATTTCTACGCTTCCAGTTTTCCCATTCTGACGGATGATCACATTCATGAAATGATGAAGCTGGAAGCCCTGATCCCCAAAGCAAAGGCCCTGTTACCACCGGGCGGAACCTTTGAACTTCCCATTGGCAATTCTGACTTCATCGGGTTCATGGATTATCTGGCCCCGGTGGATAAAGGAACCTTTGATCTGTACGACTTCAAATATTCCAGCAATTCCAAAAGCTACATGGTTTCCGGTCAGTTGCATGAATACAAGTATTTCTATGAACTGACCCACCCCGGACACCGGATCAGGAATATGTATTTTCTGTTTGTTCCCAAGGTGAAGATCAGGCAGAAGAAAACAGAAACCTTGGCCCAATTCCGGGATAGGTTGCGGGAAGCCCTGAACGGGGCTGAACCGTGGCTTGAACAGGTTCCCTTCAATCTTTACAAGGTTGTGGATTTCCTGACCGATGTAAAACACATGGTTGAAGAAACCGAGTTCCCCAAGAACCCGAACCACTTTTGCGGGTGGTGTGAGTATGAAGAATATTGTCAGAAAGGATGGGATTATATGATTCTCCCCAAAAATGAACGGCGCAATTTGAACGCCACCAAGAAGAAGGTTGTGTGGATTTATGGCGCACCCTTCAGCGGCAAGACCTTCTTTGCCAACCAGTTTCCTGATCCCCTGATGCTGAATACGGATGGCAACATCAAGTTTGTTGATGCCCCCTATATCGCAATCCGGGACACGGTGACGGTGGAAGGCCGGTTGACCAAGCGGCACTTGGCTTGGGAAGTTTTTTCCGATGCTGTGGCCGAACTGGAAAAGAAGCAGAACGATTTCAAAACCATTGTGGTTGACCTGTTGGAAGATACCTACGAGGCTTGCCGGGTGTATATCTGTGATCGGCAGGGCTGGAAACATGAAAGTGATGATTCCTTCCGGGCTTGGGATATGGTGACTTCTGAATTCCTGAACACCATCAAGCGGCTGGTGGATTTGGACTATGAAAACATCATCCTGATCAGCCATGAGGACAGAAGCCGTGACCTGACCCGCAAGAGTGGTGACAAGATCAGTTCTATCCGCCCGAACCTTCGGGAAAAGGTTGCTAACAAGGTTGCTGGTATGGTTGACCTTGTGGCCCGGATTGTGGCGGATGATAATGACCGGGTTCTGTCCTTCAAGACTTCGGAAGTGATCTTTGGTGGTGGGCGGCTGACTGTCCGCAATAAGGAAATCCCGCTGGATTATGAAGCCTTCTGTGAGGTCTACGAGGAAGCCAACCAGCGGGCCGCAGGAGCCATGAAACACGGCGGTAATACCCCAGCTACCCCGGCACCGGAAACGGCTGACAGCGGCGAACAGCGGCCCACCAGAAGGGGCCGGAAGCCCAAAGAGGAAGAAGCCCCGGCCCCTGACCCGGAAGCCGTGGAAGATGCTGACCAGGCGGCGGCTGGTGATCCTGACATTCCGCAGGAACAGACCGAGCCGGAAGTCCTTCCCAAATGCCCTGACGGGGATCGGATTTTTGCCCAGCACAACGAAAACCCGGAAATCCCCCTTTGCCCCAACATTGATGCCGGCCACCATTGCCACAAGGAAGGCGGCCCCGATGCTTGCCCCCTGTGGGATCGCCCCAAGACCGAGGAACAGGAACCCGCACCCATGATGGATGTGAACCCGCCCCGGCGCACCCGGAAGAAGCGTGATGCCTGATGAAGATTGATCCTTGCCCTTGTGTGGTCAGCCTGAAAGATGGTTCGGTTCACACGCTGTTTGAGTTCCGCCACTTCTTGGAACTGGTGGAAGATTGCATGGGGTATGATGCCGCAAAGTGGTTGAGAACCCATGTAGAACAGGCGGAAAAAGCCGCTGATTATACCCAAGCCAAGGTTGACACCGACTTGACCGCTTATGAAAGCGACTTGGAGAGCAACCGCAGGGCCTTTCAGGATATTCAGACGGAAGCCGCCGCAATTATGGAAGTTCTTCAAGGGAACCGGGTGAACCGTCAAAAGATCGCCCATTCCGTGAGGGAAATCGGAAAGATCATTTCCAATCAGATTTAGGAGGTAAAAACCATGTGCGATTCCATGAAGAAGTTCAAAGAGGAAATGGAAAAGCAGGGCCTTTTCCGCAAACTTACCGTTGCCGCAAACCTGATCCCCCCCCCGCCCGGTGTTGAGCCGGAAGCCCTGATTGCCATTCACAAGCTGGCCGCAAAAGAAGCCCTGACCATGTATGCCAACAAGCATGATGATTTCTGTGACCTGATGGCAGAAGCGGCCTTCGACAACCTGTTTGACACCATTCTGACGGATGATTTGTTCAAGCCGGTTGAGGGGTTCACCCCTACTGACGAGGAACGGGCCAAAATGGAGGAAGCAAAAGAAACCGCTAAAGCCCTTTCCGGCCTGTTCAACATTCTGAAGCGTTTCTAAAAATTACATTTTGGAGGTAAAAAACTATGGCTATTGACTTTGATAAGATTGATCGTTCTGTTGATCTGAAGGGCCTTCAGGCCGATGTGGAGGAAGCCAAGAAGAACGGCGGCGGGGATTTCCCCACCATTCCCGCTGGCAAGTATGAAGCGAGGGTGGAAACCTTGGAGATCAAGGGAACCAAGGCAGATCCCAACCGCCCCATGCTGGCTGTGTCTTTCAAGATTCTGTCCGGTGAGTTCAAGAACCAGCGCCTTTTCATGAACCGGGTTCTGTACGGCACCAAGAACGATAAGAACATGATCGCTTCCGCTATGGGCTTCCTTGACAAGCTGGATTCCGGGGTTCCTGTCAGCTTCACCAGCTACAAGCAGTTTGCCCAGCTTGTCTTGGACATTGCGGAAGCCATTGATGGGAAGCTGGAATATGCGATTGATTACGATGATACCCGCTTCAATTCCGTTTCCATTGATGAAGTTTTTGAAGTTGAGGATTGAAAAACCCCCTGTGATTTTTTATAATCAAATCGAGCACTATATGTACTCGAATGGCGGTTTTGAACCTTAACTTTCAAAAATGCCGGGGTTTTTGCCCCGGTTGGCCCCAAGGTGAAGCCTTCCCGTGGCGGGGCTGTTTCCACCAATTCACCAAAAATTTCAGAAAGTGGGTGACACGATGATCTTCTATGATTTTGAGGTTTTCGCTTATGATTGGCTGGTTGTTCTGATCGACCTGAACGCAAAAGAGGAAACCGTGATCATCAATGACCCTGACAAATTATCCCGCTTCTATGAGAAGCACAAAGGCACAATTTGGGCCGGGTACAATAGCCGGAACTATGATCAGTACATTTTGAAGGGTATCTTGTGCGGGTTCAATCCCAAACAGGTGAATGACTGGATCATTTTGCAGGATAAACCCGGTTACAGGTTTTCCAGTTTGTTCAGGAATTTCCCGGTGATCAATTATGATGTGATGCCCAATCCGCCAATCAGCCTGAAGGCACTGGAAGCCTTCATGGGGCATTCCATCAAAGAAACCACGGTTCCCTTTGACATTGACCGGCCATTGACGGAAGCAGAACTGGCCGAAACCGTCAAATATTGCCGCCACGATGTTGAAGAAACCGTAGAAGTGTGGTTGCGGCGCAAGGAAGATGAATTTGATGCCCAAATGTCCCTTGTGAAAGCCTTCAATCTTCCCATTTCAGATATTGGCCGAACCAAAGCCCAGCTTTCCGCCAAGATTCTTGGAGCCGTTCAACAGGATCACGATGATGAATTTGAAATCCAATTACCAGACACCTTGCGGATTGAACGCTATACAGAAGTTTTGAACTGGTATAAAAACCCGCTGAACCGGGACTATTCCAAATCCCTTGAAATTGAAGTGGCCGGGGTTCCCCATGTATTCGCTTGGGGTGGGCTTCACGGGGCCATTCCCAAGTATTTTGGGGAAGGCTGGTATATCAATGTTGATGTGGCTTCCTACTATCCTTCTTTGATGCTTCGCTATGGGTGGATCAGCCGGAATGTGGCAGACCCGGCCAAGTATGATGAAATCTATCATACCCGGTTGAAGCTGAAGGCGGAAAAGAACCCCATGCAACAACCTTATAAAATCGTTCTGAACAGCACCTATGGAGCCATGAAGGATCGTCACAATGCCATGTATGACCCCCGGCAAGCAAACAATGTGTGTGTTGGCGGTCAGCTTCTTTTGCTTGACCTGATAGAGCGGCTGGAAGATCACTGTGACATTATCCAAAGCAATACCGATGGTATCTTGATCAAATTGCGGCGCTATGAAGATTTTGATTTGATTGATGATATTTGTTGGGAGTGGGAAGAACGAACCGGAATGCGACTGGAATTTGATGAATTTCAGAAGGTTTTTCAGAAAGATGTGAACAACTATCTGATTGTTCCCGCTGGCCCGTTGCTGGACGAAAAGGGGAAGCCCCGCTGGAAATGCAAGGGGGCCTATGTAAAAAAACTGTCCGATCTTGATTATGATTTGCCCATTGTCAATCAAGCCATTATTCCTTTCTTCCTGTATGGCACCAAGCCGGAAGAAACCATTGGAAATTGCAACTCCCTTCGAGATTTTCAGAAGGTGGTGAAGGTTTCCAGCAAATACAAATATGCGCTTTATTCCCCGGTGATCACGATGGAGAAAATCAGGGATGAAAAGGGCCGTTCAAAGACTGTGAAAAGGTTCAGGGACGGTGAAGTTCAGACAGATAAAACCTTCCGGGTGTTTGCGTCCAAGGATCATTCCAAAGGGGGCTTGTTCAAAGTTTCCGGGAAGGTGGTCAAAGGGCGGCAGAAGAACCCGGAGCAGTTTGCCAACACCCCGGAACATTGCTTCTTTATCAATGACGATGTGACCGGCCTTCCTATTCCTGACGAACTGGACAAGCAATATTACATTGATACGGCTTGGAGCCGTTTAGCCGATTTTGGAGTTGACAAAGAAGGGGGGGGGGATTTGAGCAATGCAACTGTTCCGGGGCTATGTTCCAACCAAAGACAAACAATGCCTTGAACGGTTCAAAGGGCGGAAACGGTTGAACCGCCTTGAAGATGTTCAAGACCTTGACGAATACGCCGGAATTCTTGGGGAAGAAACCATTTTGATTGATGTGGACGATGGGGAAACCAGTGATCTTCTGTTCCAAATCGTCAAAGACCTTTCCTTGAAATGCCGGGTGTATAAGACCACACGGGGAAAACACTTCTTGTTCCGTAACCCGGAAGGGCTGGTGGAAAAAAGCTGGACAAAACAGACCTTGGCCCTTGGGATTGTGTCAGATGCCAAGGTGGGCAGGAATAACAGCTATTCGGTTTTGAAGTTCCAAGGTGTTGAACGGCCCATTCTGTACGATTGGCCGGAAGATGAAATTCAAGACCTTCCCAAATGGTTGACCCCTGTAAAAACCAGCATGAAGTTCTTGGATATGAGAGCCGGGGACGGGCGAAACCAAGCCTTGTTCAACTATATTCTGACCCTTCAAAGCGAGGATTTCACCAAGGAAGAAGCCCGTGAAACTATCCGGCTGATCAATCGCTATGTGCTGGATGAACCCCTTTCAGATAGGGAACTTGAAACGATTCTTCGGGATGAAGCCTTCAAAAAGCCCATTTTCTTCAAAGATAAAACCTTCCTGTTTGATAAGTTTGCGGTGTACCTGAAGAACAACAACCATATTGTGAAGATCAATAACCAGCTTCACATTTACCGGGATGGTATCTATGTTCCCGGTGCTATGGAAATTGAAGCCCAAATGATCAAGCATATTCCGAACCTGAAGCGGGCGCACCGGTCAGAAGTCTTGGCCTATTTGGAAGTTATGTTTCAAACAGAGGGCGAAACCAAGGCCACCAACCCGAACATCATTGCTTTCAGCAATGGCCTGTTCAATATCCGGGATGGTTCCTTTACTGACTTCACCCCGGAAATCGTGATCACCAATAAGATTCCGTGGCCCTATAACCCCGCCGCCTATTCTGAATTGCTGGATCACACTCTTGACCGGCTGGCCTGTAATGATTCTGAAGTTCGGGCCTTGCTGGAAGAAATGGTGGGGTATTGCCTTTACCGGCGCAATGAACTTGGTAAAGCCTTCATTCTGATTGGCGATAAGAGCAACGGCAAATCTACCTTCCTTCATGTGGTCAAAAATATGTTGGGGGATCGGAATATTGCTTCCCTTGACCTGAAAGAACTTGGGGACAGGTTCAAAACCGCTGAACTGTTCGGGAAGCTGGCGAACATCGGTGATGATATTGGGGATGAATTCATTGCCAATGCGTCAGTGTTCAAGAAGCTGGTTACAGGGGATCGGGTGAATGTAGAGCGGAAAGGACAAGACCCCTTCGAGTTCAACAACTACGCCAAGTTCTTATTCAGCGCCAACAACATTCCCCGCATGAAGGATAAAACCGGAGCCGTTCAAAGGCGGCTTGTGATCGTCCCCTTTGATGCCAAATTCACCCCAAATGATCCTGATTTTCGCCCATTCATCAAGGATGAACTTTGTGAACAGGATTCAATGGAATATCTGATTCTTTTGGGCCTGAACGCATTGCGCCGGGTTCTGATGAACGCCCAATTCACCACTTCCAGCCGGGTTCAGGGACAGTTGGATGAATACGAACAGAACAACAACCCCATTATTGGGTTCATTCAGGAAATCGGCCTTGATGGGATCATCAATGAAACCACTGATACCATTTACCGGAGATACAAGGAATACTGTATTTCCAATAATTTTCAGAACCTTTCCAAGATCGAGTTTTCCCGGCAGATTTGCAGAAGATGTGGCCTAACCACAGACAGCAGACGGATCAAGGGAAGGGCTTGCCGGGTGTTCATTGAAGTGAAAGAAGGTGATTCATAATGGCCGCTTCAAAGAAGGTGTTCACCACCCTTGGGAGTTCAAACCATGTGCCTGAAGAACGGGAAGCCTTTGACTACTACGCTACCGACCCAAAAGCCGTGGAAATGCTGTTGGAACTGGAACAGTTTGCCCCGGTGATTTGGGAACCGGCCTGTGGTGAAGGCCATATTTCCAAAGTTCTTCAGGCCAACGGCTACAAAGTGATCAGCACCGATCTTGTTTACCGGGGGTTTGGTGATCCTGAACCGCTGGACTTCCTGAAGGAAACCTTGGAAGGGTTTGAAGGTGATATTATCACCAATCCCCCATATTCAGCAGGGCTTGAATTTGTTCAAAGGGCGCTTGAAAGCGTCCGTCCCGGTGGGAAAGTGGCAATGTTCCTGAAGGTTCAGTTCTTGGAGGGGCAAAAGCGGGGAGCCTTTTTCAAAGACACCCCCCCCCCGAACCGTTTACATATCCCGTTCCCGGTTGGCTTGCTACAAAAACGGGGATATGAGCGCCAAGCCTGAAAGCGCCATTGCCTATGCGTGGTATGTGTGGGAAAAGGGTTTCACCGGTGATCCGGTGATAAAGTGGTTTAACTGAAAGGCTGGTGATTGAATGGGAAACCCCTATTGGGATCGGATTACTGAAATGGCTGACCGGCAGAGAACAAAGGGAATTTCCACCTACGGCCAAGGGCTGGAACAATTCAGCACCCCAAACGCCGTTCAACGGATTGAATACATTCAGGAAGAATTGATTGATGCCCTGATGTATTTGGAATGGACAAAAGAAAAGCTGAAAGAAGGTGTTTCGGATGAATGCAAATAGGTATATGCGGGACGCATTGCGAACCGCTGACCGTTCCGACAAGGATAAATTGAAGCTGGAATGTGCGTTGGGCCTTTGCGGTGAAGCCGGGGAGGTTGCCGAACAGGTGAAAAAGCACTATTTCCACGGCCACACGCTGGACAAGCGCCACATGATTGAAGAACTTGGTGATGTGGCATGGTATTTGGCCGTTCTGTGTGATGCCATTGGTTCCGATCTTCATACCGTGATGGAAGAAAACCTGATAAAGCTGGAAAAGAGATACCCGGAAGGGTTTGATCCTTACCGTTCACAACACCGAAATGATATTGGAGGTTGACCCGCTATGAAAATTATCAATGCCAATGTGGAATTTATTACCCCGGTTGATGGGGGCGCAATCCTGAAGCGCCTTGAACAGTGTGGGCGAGTTTGCTATAAGTCTGAAGCCAAGATCACTGACACCAGCGCCCCGGCTTTTGTAGCCGGTATCATCAAGCGGGGCCATGAAGCAGTTCTTGAACACTGTTCCTTCACGGTGAAGTTCATTTGTGATCGTGGGGTTTCCCATGAACTTGTGCGTCACCGGCTGGCTTCCTACTGTCAGGAAAGCACCCGGTATTGCAATTACAGCAAGGAAGGCTTTGGTTCTGAAATCACTGTAATTGAACCGTGTTTTTGGGAAACCTTTTCCCGCCCTTGGGTAATTTGGCGAGATGGCTGTGAAGCGGCTGAAGAAAGCTATTTCCTTCTTTTGGAGCAGGGAGCCACGCCGCAGGAAGCCCGGTCAGTTCTGCCCAACAGCTTGAAAACTGAAGTGGTTATGACCGCCAACATTCGAGAGTGGCGGCATTTCCTGAAACTTCGCTGTTCCCCCGCCGCACACCCGCAAATGCGGGAAGTGGCCCTGATTCTGCTGGAAAAGGTTCATGACCTGATCCCGGTTTGCTTTGATGATATTTGGAGTGAATACCATGTATTTTAAGAAAGCTGGCGGCAGTATCTTTGGGGTTTCGCTGAATAAGGCTGAACAGAAGGCTTTGGATCAGGAAATCAAAAGGCAGATTGTCGAAAATGATCACCGCTTCGATATGGACAAAGAAAGCATGATCCTGTGGATGCTTCACACGGAATTCGGCTTTGGCCCCAAGCGGCTAAAACGGGCTTGGGAACTGTTCTATTCCGAAAGTCAGAAATTGCGGGAATATTATCTTCTTGATGAAGGGGATGAACCTTGGATTTCCCGCCAAAAGCTGAAGGAAATTGGCTGTGATGTGGAAGCATGGTATCAGGAATGGAGGGAAACCGATGCCCAAACCTTGGCAAAATAAAGAGGGCTACCCCGATCCCACCGCCTATGAGGGGTTGAAGCCTATCATTCGGGAGGATGAAGAACAGCAACGGCGGCTGAACAATCTGATCTTTGTTCTGAAGTACATTATCCGTTTGGCCGGGTTTGAACTTTTGAACCGGATTGAACTGAAGGACAAGCGGAACGGGAGGGAATACCGGTGATATTAAGTGTGAAGATCACTGGCATTATTGATGTGCCGGATGAATGGGGTGAAGATGCCCAAGATGTGGCGGACTATCGCTATAATGATCAACTTACCTTGGAAGATGCTTTGGATGAACTGATTGAAAAATTGAAGGTTCATCCTGAAGATGTGGAAGTGGGGGTTTGTGAATATGGGGCCGAACAGTGACACCGAGAAAGGAACCCTGTATATCAACGGGGAACCCCTTACAGAAGTTGGGGAAATCAAAATTCCGTTGGAAGTAGAGCCGTCAGACTTTCCGCCGATTCTGACCGATGTTTCTTTCACCTTCACAATGGATTGCCCGAAATGGTTGCGGCGGAAGCTGGCGTGGTGGTGCTTCAAGGCCCGGTTGAAGGTGCTGGCCGTGGAAATCCTTCAGAAGTTGAGGGGTTGGAACAGATGATGGAACAGATGTGAACTGTGATCTGTGACAGTTAAAACCCTTGTGAATACTGGACTTGTTCAAACTTACCACAGATACCACAGATGTTATATTACTTAAACTTAAAAAATAAAAAAATATATAAGAAAGTAATATTAAGAGAGAATAGCAAAAATATCTGTGGTATCTGTTGCAACCCTTGAAAAGCCTTGATATATCAGTGTTTTTTCTGTCACAGATGTTAGAAAGGAAGTGTGTTACATAGTGACTGATAAGGAACTTTCCCAGCGGGCCAAAGAATATTTTGCCCAAATCCGAAAAACTGACCGCCTGATCCAGCGGTTGACAGATACAGTGAATACCCTTCGATCCAGTTTGACAAGTCAGAATTATGAGCTGAAGCCGGACAAGGTTCAGACTTCCGGGCCAAAAGACACTTTAGGGGAAACGATTGTCAAAATCATGTCCCTTGAAGAAGATATTAACACCCGGATTGATGAACTTGTGAGCATGAAGAAGGAAGCCTTCAGCATGATCAGCAAGATTCCTGATCTTGACCAGCAAAATGTTCTTGTAGGCCGTTATATCCAACTGAAAAAATGGGAGGATTTAGCCGCTGAATTCGAGTACACCACCCAATGGCTTTTTGAAATTCACGGAAAGGCTTTACTTGCTTTTGCCAAGGAAAATGCCGATTTCTTGAAAGAACAGAGTAAAGTTTAGTTTCACCTGTTGAAAGTTTAGTGTTTTTTCGGCTATTATATAGAGTGAAAAAGCGTCCGAGGGGGAACCTTCGGCGCTTTTCTTTTAATTTTCAAAGGGGGTGAATACCTTGACCAAAAAGCAAAAGCGATTTGTTGAAGAATATCTGGTTGACCTGAACGCAACGCAAGCGGCAATTCGGGCCGGGTATTCACCAGATACCGCACAACAGATGGGTTCTGAAAACCTGTCAAAACCTGTGATTAAAAACGCTATTGACAAGGCCATTGCAGAGCGGAGCCGCCGAACCGGTATCAATCAGGATCGGGTGATTCAGGAAATCGCAAAATTGGCATTTCTAAACCCCGTTGATGTAATTGATATGGATGAAGCCACCATCAAAGGTGAAGCCAACCGAGATGATACCGCCTGTATTGCTTCTGTCAAAGTGAAAGTGATCCCCGGTGAAGATGGGAACATCACAGAACGGGAAATTAAAACCTACGACAAGTTGAAGGCCCTTGAATTGTTGGGCAAACATCTTGGAATGTTCACCGATAAACTGAAAATGGAAGGTAATGTTCCCGTGGTTATCATGGGGGATGATCAGCTTGAAGATTAACCCCAAGGCAAAGGTGATCCGCCTTCCTGAAGTGGTTGGTAAAGGCTACGCCACTTTCTGGAACTTCAAAGGCCGTTACCGGGTTTGCAAAGGGAGCCGAGCAAGCAAGAAATCCAAAACCACGGCCCTGAACATCATCAAACGGATGATGCAATACCCGGAAGCCAATACCCTTGTGGTTCGTAAAGTGTTCAGAACCTTGAAGGATAGCTGTTTCACGGAATTGAAGTGGGCAATCAACCGGCTTGGGGTTCAGGCTTATTGGGAAGTGAAGGAAAGCCCCCTTGAAATGACCTATATTCCAACCGGTCAGAAGATCTATTTTCGGGGCCTTGATGATCCCCTGAAGGTAACTTCTATCACGGTTGAAATTGGGTATTTGTGTTGGTGCTGGATTGAAGAAGCCTATGAAATCACCAATGAAGATGATTTCAATATGCTGGATGAAAGCATTCGTGGCGCTATCCCGGAAGAAACCGGCCTGTTCAAGCAAATCACTTTGACTTTCAACCCGTGGAATGAAAAGCACTGGATCAGGAAGCGGTTCTTCGGGGAGATCACCGGCAAGGACGGGCAAGGGAACCCCACATATCGCTTCCATGATAGCTGGATCAGCCCGGATGGGCAGATTTACGCCACAACCACCAATTATCTATGTAATGAATGGCTGGATGAAGCCGATCTGAAGGTTTTTGAAGCCATGAAGCAGAACAACCCCCGGCGCTATAAAGTAGCCGGTTTGGGTGGTTGGGGCATTGTGGATGGCCTGATTTATGAGAATTGGACAGAAGAAGCCTTCAATCCGGCTGAAATCAGCACCAAGGCTGGTGTAAAATCGGCCTTTGGGCTTGACTTCGGCTATACCAATGACCCCACGGCCCTGTTCTGTGGGCTGGTGAGCAAAGAAGAAAAGACCATTTGGGTTTTTGATGAACTGTATGAAAAAGCCCTGACCAACCGGGCAATCAGTGACCGGGTAACGGTGATGGGCTATGCCAAAGAGCGGATCAAGGCCGATTGTGCGGAACCCAAGAGCATTGACGAATTGCGGGAAGCTGGCCTTCGGCATATCAGAGCCGCCCGGAAGGGCAAGGACAGTGTAAACAATGGTATTCAGTACATTCAGGATTATAAAATCATTGTTCACCCCCGCTGTGTGAACTTCCTGACCGAGATCAGCAACTACACATGGGATGAAGATAAATTCGGAGCCAAGATCAACCGCCCCATTGATGATTTCAACCACCTGATGGACGCTATGCGTTATGCGTTGGAAGATGTGCTGGTTGGCCCCGCTTTCAGCTTCGAGTAATAACACGATAGTAACAAATCACCCTGAAAACGCTGTGTTTTCGGGGTTTCGTCTTTATTGGGTAATGAGAGGGGCACTTCAGATGAAATTGCAGATACGGCCAATTCACCTGAAGGCCGCTGGTGAATATGTGAAGCAGTATCACCGACACAATATCCCACCGGTGGGCGGGAAGTTTGCTGTGGGTTGTTATTGCGATTCCTTACTTTGTGGGGTTGCTATTTGTGGAAGGCCGGTAAGCCGTCATTTAGATGATGGAAAAACTCTTGAAATCTATCGTAATTGTACGGATGGCACCAGAAATGCTTGCAGTAAATTATATGGGGCCTGTGTTCGGATTGCCCGTGAAATGGGTTATAGCAAAGTAATCACTTATACCCTTGAACATGAAGATGGTGCTTCCCTAAAAGCGTCAAATTTCAAGTTATCTGGTTCCGCTGGCGGCACAGAATGGACGGGATCACGCAAAAGAAACTATTATGTTTCTCCAAAAGAACTAAAAAACCGATGGGAATACAAGATCAGAAAGGAAGGTGATTGATTATGCCCATGCTTATTGAAACAGAAATGGCCCGGATCAATCGCCTGATTGTGATGGGTGGATATGCTGGAATGACTGAACTTCAGTTCTTCGCCGCTGAAATCAAGGAATGGAAGGAAAGCAAAAAGCGGAAGGAACAAATCACCGGTGATGCCTACTATGAAGGGGATCACGATATTCTTCGCCGTCAGCGTACCATTATTGGCGAGGATGGAAAACTTCAGGTGGTGACGAACCTTCCCAATAATCGGCTGGTTGACAACCAATTTGCCCTGATGGTGGATCAGAAAACCAACTACCTTGTGGGCAAGCCCTTCACTGTGACCTGTAAGAACAAAACCTATGCCGATTTGCTGACCAAGGTTTTTGATAAGCGGTTCAACCGCCTTTTGAAGTATGTCTGTGAAGATGCCCTGAAAGGCGGAATTGGCTGGTTGTTCCCTTATTATGGGGATGATGGCAAACTTGCTTTCAAGCATTTCCCCGCCCATGAAATCCTTCCTTTTTGGGCTGACGATGATCACACCATCCTTGATTGTGCAATCCGGCTTTATCCCCAAGAGGTTTACAACGGCTATACCAAGGAAATTGTGGAGCGGGTGGAGATTTTCAAGCCGGATGGGATTTGGCGCTATATCTATTCTGATCCGGCGGGCCTTGTTCCTGATACCCTTTTGGGGGATCACGAAAACTATTTCAGCGCCGAAAGCGAGGATGAAACAGTTGAATTGAATTGGGAGCGGATTCCTCTGATCCCGTTCAAGTACAACAAGCAGGAAATCCCCCTGATTCGCCGGGTGAAAACCCTTCAGGACGGGATTAACACCATGCTTTCCGACTTTGAAAACAATATGCAGGAAGATGCCCGGAACACTATTCTGATTCTGAAGAATTATGATGGTGAAAACCTTGGGGAGTTCCGGCGCAACCTTGCCACTTATGGAGCCGTCAAAGTTCGGGATGATGGCGGGGTTGAAACCCTAACCGTTGAAATCAACTCTGAAAATTTCAATGCCATTCTGAAGCTGTTCAAGGATAAATTGATTGAAAATGCCCGTGGCTACAATGCCAAGGATGATCGGATGGGGAACAACCCCAACCAAATGAACATTCAATCCATGTATTCTGACATTGACCTTGACGCAAACGGGATGGAAACCGAGTTTCAAGCGGCCTTTGATGATCTGATTTGGTTTATCAATCAGGACTTCGCCAACACTGGCCGGGGCGATTATGACGGTGAGGAAGTCACCATTGTTTTCAACCGGGATATGCTGATCAACGAAAGTGAAGCCATTGAAAACTGTTCCAAGTCTGTTGGCATTCTGTCCAATGAAACCATTGTGGCCCAGCACCCTTGGACAACTGATGTGGATATGGAGTTGGAGCGGCTTCAGAAGGAAAAGGAAGAAGCAATGGCCCAAGCGCAGGAATACGCCGGGGCCTTTGGGAATAGTCAGAACAATAATCCTGATGGTGATGAAGGCGGGGATGAATAATCCCCGCCCTTTCTATGCCGGGGCAATAATGGGGCGGGGCCGGGGTTCACCTCCTTACCCGGTCAAAGGTGCAATTCCTTTCCCCGGCACTTTATATGGACAGATACCCAAGCGGTAAAGGGGCCGGTTTGCTAAACCGGTAGGCCGGGAAACCGGTGCATGGGTTCAAATCCCATTCTGTCCGCCACATGGCGCATTTGGCAAGCGGTTAAGCCACCGGGCTTTCAATCCGGGATCGGTGGGTTCGATTCCCCCATGCGTCACCATATCAATCACCGGTGGAGAGGTCAGCACCGGGCGGGATGGACTACCCGCACAGAAAAAATATAGCCCCAATGACAATGCCGGGAGGTGAAGAACCCAAGGGAAAGCGGGTTCAATCGCCAATGCAGAAATGAATTTACAGAACATCTAATTTGCCGGGTTGGTGGAACAGGCAGACACAGCGGATTCAAAATCCGCCGCCTTTGGCGTATGGGTTCAAATCCCATATCCGGCACCAATATTGGGGTATAGCCAAGCGGTAAGGCAAGGGGCTTTGACCCCCTGATGCGTTGGTTCGATCCCAACTACCCCAGCCAATCAAGAAGGGAGCGTGACCCCGTGAAGAATGCTGACTATTGGCGGGGCCGGTTTGCCATTCTTGAAAATTCGGCTCACAAACAAGCGGATGAATACATTCAGAGCCTTGAAGATATTTACCGGGGCGCTGAACAGAGTGTTCAACGGGATATTGAAAGTTGGTATCAGCGTTTCGCCACTAACAACAATGTGACCTTGGCAGAAGCCCGGAAGATGCTGACCACCGGACAGCTTGAAGAATTCAAATGGACGGTGGATCAATATGTGAAGGCGGCGCAAAGGGCCGACCTTTCCCCGGAGTGGATCAAGAAGCTGGAAAACGCTTCAACCAAGTATCATATCAGCCGCCTTGAAACCATCCAACTTCAGATTCAACAGCAAATTGAACTTCTGTATGGAAATCAGGTGGATGGGATTGATGATCTTCTGAAAGATGTGGTTTCCAATGGGTACACCCGTGGAGCCTTTGAGATTCAGAAGGGCATTGGGCTTGGGTGGGATTTCACCGCCCTGAACCAAAAGAAACTTGAAGCCTTACTTTCAAAGCCTTGGACAACTGACGGGCGCACTTTTCGGGATCGCTGTTGGGTGAACAAGGATGCCTTGGTGGATTCCGTAAACAAAGAACTGATTCAGGGAATGTTGCGGGGTGATCCACCGGCCAAGATTATCACGGCCATTCAAAAACAGTTTGGGACTTCCCGCTATAAAGCAAGGCGGTTGGTTCATACGGAAACCAGTTATTTCAATGCCGTTTCTAAAATCCAAATGTATAAGGATTTAGGAGTGGATCAGATTGAAATTGTGGAAACGCTGGATTCCCGCACCTGTTCCACCTGTCAACCCCTTGATGGGAAGGTGATCCCGCTTTCCCAATATGAACCCGGTGTAACTGTCCCTCCCTTCCACCCGAATTGCCGGGGAACCACTTGCCCCTATTATGACGATATGGACGGCGAAAGAGCCGCCCGCACCGCTGATGGGGAAGTGTACTATGTCCCGGCCAATATGACCTTCACCCAATGGAAGAAGGCTTTTGTGGACGGCGTGAAGGATGGTTTGACGGTTGCCACCGCTGGCGCTATAATGAAGAAAACCGTGGATGATTGCACCACTGTTGATGAAGTGGAAGCCTTGATGAAAGAACAGGGGTGGTTTTATACCACTACCCTTCCCAATGGGAAACCCTTTGATGGGAACCAGCTTCTTTCTTTGCAGGGCTGTGATCTTGAAACCGCCAAGGCTATCTTCAAAGCCCATGAAAATGTGTTCAACCGCCTTCCTGAATTGCGGGGCCAACTGAATTCTATCAATGCCATAAAGTTGAATGCTGGCACCTATGCCCAATGTTCTTATGGCTTGGGCCGTGGTGGAATTTCTGTGAACCGTACTTATTTTTCCGATGTGGAGCGATTGACCAAACTTTATGCAAGGGATTTGGAACATGGGTTCCACCCAGCAGGAACCACCTTCGGTTCCATCGTCACCCACGAATTGGGCCATGCTGTGGATGATTACCTTTCTGTGATCCAGCAGTTGGCCGGAATGAATGGATGGCGAGCCAAGAAGGTTTCTGCTTACCTTCGCCCAAGAGTAATGAAGGCTTGTGGGCTAAAGGTTTCCGACACCAGAACAGCGGTGAGCGGTTACGCCACCCAAGATGCCCAAGAATGGTTTGCTGAATGCTTCTGTGAATGGATGGACAGTGAAAACCCCCGTCCGGTTGCTGAAGAATTTGGCAAACAGCTTTTGGATTTGATGAAGGGGATGAAAACCAATGCCGATGCCTGATTTTTTCACAAGTGAATGGTTTGTGCCGGAAGTTGATAACTGGCACCTGAAGGAAGGCGCACCCCCTGAAGTGGTGGAAGAATTTGAAGCCTATATGAAGCGCCTGAAAGAAAACCAACAAAACAATATTGTTGAATGAGCCACCCCCGGCTTTGGCCGGTGGGTGGTTTTTTCATACCATTTTCGCCCCTTCCCGGTTTGGGCGGTAAAGTGAGCCGGGGAAAATCGTGGTTCCTTACCCACGGTAAAAAAGGATTTGATGGAGGTATCACACATGACGAAAGAAAAGCTGATGGAATGGGGCTTGACCGAGGAACAGGCCAACAAGGTTATGGAAGGGCTGAATGGTTCTTTTGTGACCAAGGCCCGCTTCAATGAAGTGAACGAGGAAAACAAGACCCTGAAGGCCCAAGTTTCTGAACGGGATGGGCAGATTGAAACCCTGAAGAAATCCGCTGGTGATAACACGGAACTTCAGAAGCAAATCACCGCCCTTCAGGAAGCCAACAAGCAGAAAGACAAGGATCACGCCAATGAAATCAAGGCCCTGAAGATTTCCAATGCCGTTGATGTGGCCCTTTCTACCGCCAAGGCCAAGAACAACACCGCTGTAAAGGCGTTATTGGCCGGTTTCTTGGAAAAGGCTGAATTGGCCGATGATGGCACAGTGAAAGGGCTGAATGATGAAATTGGGAAGCTGGTGAAGGGTTCCGACACGGCTTTTCTTTTTGACACCGCCACTGGCACCAAGTTCAAAGGGGCCAAGGCCGCTGAAAAGGGTGATCCCAGCACTGGCGGGGATATGACCCTTGAAAAACTTCGCAAGCTGACCCCTATGGAACGCTATGAATTTTCCGTAAACCACCCGGACGAATACCGGGAACTTTATGATGGAGGGAACAAGTAATGCCTAACACTGTTTATGACAATTTCTATTTGTCCAATGAAATTGAAGATCAGTACAATTCCCACCTTGATCTTCAGCAGTTTTGCACTGTGGACAACACCTTGACCGGAACCCCCGGTATGCTGCGCAAGGTTCATGTCTATTCCGCCACCGATGGCACCGAGAAGCTGACCAAGGGGCAGGGCAACACCAAGAGCATTGAGGTTGACTACACCGAGAAGGAATATCGTATTCTGTTGGCGCAGAACCGCTTCCAGTATTACGATGAAGAAGCCATGACCGATCCTATGGTTGTGACCACCGGCACCCGTCACGCTGGCACCGATCTGTTCAACACTGTGAACGCTGACATTTTCGCAGAGTTCAACAAGGCCACTTTGAGCGTGACCGGCACCGCCTTTGATTTTGGCGTGTTTGTCGATGCCGCCGCCAAGCTGAATTTGGAAAATCTTGAAGGCGTGTCCATCTTTGGCTTTGTCTGTGCCGCTGATATGGCAAAGATCAGAAAGGCCCTGAAGGATGATTTGAAGTATGTGGAAGCCTTTGCCCGAACCGGCTATGTCGGCACTGTGGGCGGTATCAATCTTTACACCAAGAAAGATGCCGTGGAAGGCACCGTGATCATCGGCACCAAGGAAGCTGTGACCCTGTTCAACAAGAAGGGCACCGAGGTTGAACAGGAGCGTGACAGCAATATCCGTCAGACTTCCGTTTACTCCCGCAAGTATTACCTTGCCGCCCTGACCGATGAAACCAAGGCTGTGAAGATCACCGTTACGGCGGGGGGTTGATCCCCCCGGCTGAAAATGGCCCGGTCAGTTCGGGGGTAACAACCAGAGCGGCAACCAAGAGAACCACAAGAAAGCGGTGATCCCTGTTGCGTGAAAATGTTGTGGCGATGCTCACGGCCCTTGGTGTAGCGGGGGCCGCTGATGATCCGCTGTTGGATATGGTGATTACCAATGTCCAATGGCGGATCAAAAATTTGACCAACCTTCAGGCGGTTCCTGAAGGGCTGGAAAGTATGGCCGTATCTATGGCGGTTGGGGAATACCTGAACATGAAGAAAGCCAACGGGCAGTTGGAAGGGTTTGATCTTGAAGCGGCGGTGAAACAAATTCAGGAAGGTGACACCAACATTTCCTTTGCGGTGGGTGACGGCAATTCCACCCCGGAACAGCGGTTGGATAGCCTGATCAACTTCCTGATCAATGGCCGGATGGATGAAATCTACCGGTATAGGAAACTGGTATGGTAAGCGCCCAAAGAAAAGCCCTTGAACGGTTGTGGAAGGATCGGTGTTCTGTTTTCGTGAAAGAGAAAGTCACCGATCCCACCACCCACCTTACTGATTTTGAAGAAAAGCCGCTTTTTCAAGATCAGCCCTGTAAACTGTCTTTTGAAACTTTAACTTCAAGTTCCGGTGATCCCGTGGCCGCTGTTGCCCAAACTGTGAAGCTGTTCCTTTCCCCTGATGTGGAAATCCCCGCTGGTTCAAAAATCGTGGTGACACGGTTCAACGACCTTGAACGGAAGTTCACCTATTCCAAGAGCGGTGAAGCAGGGGTTTTCACCAACCACCAAGAAATCCAGCTTGAACCTTTCAAGGGGTATGCTTGATGGCAAAGTGGGGTAAATGCGATTTCAAGCAACTGGAACGGCTGAACAAGAATATGGAAAAGCTGATGGGCGCTGACTTGGATAAGTTCTGCCAAAAAGCGGCCAAAGAGCTTGCGGGACGGTTGCTGAACAAGGTTGTGAAGCGGACACCGGTTGTATATGGAACCTTGCGTGACGCATGGGCGGTAATGCCTGTGGGCCACCGTGGGAACCATTACACCGTTGTTGTGCTGAACAATCTTCAGTATGCTTCCTATGTCGAATACGGCCACCGGCAACAGCCGGGGCGGTTCATTCCCGGTTATTGGGAAAGTGACCGCTTTGTTTATGATCCTGACGCTGAAGGCGGGATGGTGCTGAAGAAGAATTGGGTAAAAGGGCGCTATATGCTTACAATTTCCACACAAGAGTTGGAACAGCAAGCGCCCGCATTGCTGGAAAAAAAGCTATACAAGTTCCTGAAGGGGTGTTTTGATGCTTAATGAAATTATCAAAGGAATTTCAATGGCGCTGAACACCGCCTTTGGGGATGGGTATGAAATCTATCAGAACGATGTGGGGCAAGGCTTGAAAGAGCCTTGCTTTTTAATTGCCGTTTTGCAACCGGAAATCACCCCCATGATTGGAAAGCGGTCTATCTGGCGACACCCATTTGATATTCAGTATTTCCCGACTGACCCCAGCAACAATGCGGAAATGTTCACCGTTGCGGAAACGATGATTGAAGCCTTGGACTTTATCACGCTTCCGGGCGGTGATCTTCTTCATGGAACCAGCGTGAATTATGAGGTTGTGGACAATGTTCTTCACTTCTTTGTGAACTTCAACTTGCCCATGATACGGCCCGCTGATGAAACGATGATGGAAACCTTGGAAACCGAGGTTGGAACAGTTGGAGGGGATTAAAAATGCCTACGACCAAAACCAGAAAGCCCAAGACAGCGGAAGCGGCCCCGCCTGTTTCCAATGTCCCGGTTTTCACCAAAAGAAATATCCTGACCTTCAAGCGATACGCCAAGCGGCGTGATCTTCTGTCTGTTTTGCTGAAGGACGGGGAGGAATACACGATGGAGCAGGTGGACAGCTTGCTTCAAAACTTTTTCAAGAAAGGTAAGGTGAATTGATATGGCCCTTGGCGGCGGCACTTTTTTGACGCAGAACAAGATTCTGCCCGGTGCATATATCAACTTCATTTCGGTTGCGAAAGCAAGCGCCACCCTCTCTGATCGTGGTATTGCAACCATCCCCCTTGAAATGAATTGGGGGCCTGAAGGTGAGGTTATCACCGTTGAACTTGGGGACTTCCAGAGGGATTCCCAAAAGATTTTCGGATATGCGTACACGGCGGATGAACTGAAGCCCATGCGTGAGATTTTCAAGCACGCCAAAACGGTTCACTTCTTCCGCCTGAACGCTTCCGGCACCAAGGCTTCTTGCGAATATGCAACGGCCAAATATCCCGGCACCCGTGGCAATGATCTTCGCATTGTCATTGAGGAAAACGAAAACAGCCAAGCGGAAGCAAAACTGTATGATGTTTCCACCTTCCTTGGCACCGTCCAAGTGGATCAGCAGAAGGCCATTTCCAAAATGGCTGACCTGAAGAACAATGATTATGTGGACTTCATTTCCACCGCTACCATTGCCCTGACCGCCACCACGCCCTTGACCAATGGAGCCAATGGCACTGTGGAAGATGCAACCTATCAAACCTACTTGGACAAGATGGAAGCCTATACCTTCAACGCTATGGGTTGCCCGGCCACCAAATCCACCTTGGCTGATCTGTTCGTGTCCTATTGCAAGCGCCTTCGGGATGAAGTGGGCAAGAAGTTTCAGGTGGTTACTTTCCGCAATCTGGCTGACTTTGAAGGCGTGGTGAGCGTGAAGAACGGTATTGTGGGCGATACCGAAAGCGCCGCCCTTATTCCTTGGGCAACCGGTGTGGTTGCGGGAACCGCCGTGAACAAGTCTGCCACCAACATGACCTATGATGGCGAATATGAAATTGATACCGACTACACCCAAACCGAACTGGAAAACGGGATTTTGGAAGGTTCCTTCATGTTCCACTTGGTTGATGATGAAGTCAGGGTGTTGGAGGATATTAACACCTTCATTTCCGTGACGGATGAAAAATCCGCTGACTTTTCCAGCAACCAGACCATCCGGGTTTTGGATCAGATTGCCAATGATATTGCGGTTCTGTTTGGCACCAAGTACATTGGCAAGGTTCCCAACGATGCTTCCGGGAGGATCAGCCTGTGGAACGATATTGTGAAGCACCATCAAGAACTTCAGAATATCCGGGCCATTGAGAACTTCACCAGTGACAATGTGACGGTTGCCCAAGGCGACACCAAGAAGGCCGTTGTGGTGACTGACTATGTTACCCCGGTCAACGCTATGGCCCAGCTTTATATGACTGTCTATGTTCAGTAAGAAAGGGGTGTAAGAGGATATGGCAACGACTATGCGTGCGCGGGACGGTGTTTCTGGTTCCCTTGCGGAATGCTTTGTAACCATTGGGGACAACCGCTATAACTTCATGCAGGCTATCAACCTTGAAGCCAACTTCGAGAAGAACAAGACGGAAATCCCCATTTTGGGCAAGACTGCTAAAGGCAATAAGGCCACCGGTTGGAGTGGTACGGGTTCCGCAACCTTCCACTATAACACTTCCATCTTCCGGCAGATGATGAAGCAGTACAAGGACACCGGCGAGGATGTCTATTTTGACATTCAAGTGACCAATGAAGATCCCACTTCTTCTGTGGGCCGTCAAACCGTGATCCTGAAGGATTGCAACATTGACGGCGGCATTCTTGCCAAGTTTGACGCTGATGCGGAATACTTGGATGAAGATATGGACTTCACCTTTGAAGATTTCGAGATGCCGGAAACCTTCACCATGCTGGCGGGGATGGAGTAACACTGTCAAAACCCGCCCCATTTTGTTAATGTGGGCGGGTTTTTTCTTTTTTCAATTTCAAAATAGGAGGATTTTAGCAATGAGCCTTACTGCATTTCTGGCGAAAAACGCCCTGAAGGTTGAGAATGTGAAGTTTGTCCCTTCCAAGCGGTTTGTGGACGAAAACACCAAGAAGCCTATGGAATGGGAGATTCAGGCTATCACCGGCACCGAGGATGAAGCCCTTCGGAAAGCCTGTGCCAAGCGGGTTCCTGTTCCCGGCAAGAAGAACCAGTATCAGAAGGAAACTGACTATGATATGTACCTTGGGAAGCTGGCTGTGGCCTGTACGGTGTTCCCCGACCTGAACAACAAGGAACTTCAGGACAGTTACAAGGTGATGGGCGCTGAAGCCCTTCTGAAAACCATGCTGACCCCCGGTGAGTATGCGGACTATCTGCAAAAGGTTCAGGAGGTTTGCGGCTTTGAAACCAGCCTTCAGGACGAGGTGGACGAGGCAAAAAACTAATTGAAGAAGGTGATAGTGAAGCGAATATTGCTTACTATTGCCTTCACGAACTGCATTTGACACCATCCCAATTTTTCAACCTTGATCGGCAAGAGCGGGCATTTATCATAGCCGCTATTGATGTTCGGGTTGAACGGGAGAAGAAGAAACAGAAAGAGATTGAACGGAAACAGCGCCGGGGCCGCAGGAAATAACCGCTGGCCCCGGTTTTCCTATGGAAAGAAGGTGAACTCCATTGGCAACTATCAGAACCGCTATTGCCCTGTATGATGGCGTGACAGCGCCCCTTCAGGCCATGCACAAGGCCATGAACATTGTGCTGAACAGCTTTGAAGCCATGCAACGGGCTTCCGGGAATTCGGTTGATGTTTCGTCCATCCAAGAAGCCCGTGAAGAACTGGCAAGAGCCGGGGCCGCCTTCGATTCCATTGAACAGAATATCCGGGACGCTGGCAACCAGCAAGACCGCTTCAATCGGCGGATCAGGG